GTGTAAATAAGGTTAACATACATGAACTATAGAAATATCAATTGCCTGCCTTTACCAAATTGGGTTGACAGTTTCTTAACAGACTTCGGTGGACTTAGACAATTAGACGTCGTCAGCCTGGATGACATAGGTGTAACAAACACAATCGATTGTCTAGTAGTGTTCGAAGACCAATATTTAGATTTAAAAAAAAGACGACTACTAATAAATGCCCTCGAGGGAAAAAATATCAACACCCTGGTAATATTCAACCCTCATGTCTTTTTTTTCGATCACGAAGTGTTAGATGAATTAGATAAACTTGCCGCAAATTTTGATATACATGTTTTGTGCCAAGGACATTATGCCCGAAAATATGATAATATTAAATTGCATCATTTTGAGTTAGCAGAGCATACTATTAGCCACCATTTTAACCTGTTGTTGTCAACAAGACTACAAGCAAGGAGGAATCCAGAAAAAACTTTTCTAATCCAGGTGGTACAAAAAGACCAATTCAGGAAAACAGTAATGCAAGGTATAACTGCATCGCAAATTGGACAAGATGTCATATCTCCTCTTAGAAAAGACAAAGGATCTTGGGCCCTCTTCGAACCAAAAATAGCAGTCCTCCGTAAATTTATAAAGGAGAAATATCCCAATGACATCCACGCCCGAGCGGCATTGAACGGTTTTGGCAATGGCCTACCTAATTTTTCCCTTTACGAGAAATCATTTTGCGAAGTTGTTATAGAAACAAAAAACACAGACTCATATCATTTCACCGAAAAAACTTTTAGGCCCATCGCTTTGTGCGTACCTGTTATATTTTTAGGGTCGAAAGCGATGTATGAAGAATTATACGGATATGGTTATAGATTCTATGACCACGATTTCTACAAATACTGGCACGACGAAAGTAAAACTTTAGGAGAGAGAGTGGAAAGGTTAGTTTCATTCATGCAACATGTAAAAGACGACGAAGGAGCCAGAGAACAAATGTCTGACACAGCAAACAACAATTATCAGTTGTTCTGGAACAAACGTAAATTATACTACTACCAAAATTGGAATAATATATTCGATCAAATATGTAAAGGGAAGAACATCGAAAGAGTGGTCGAAAGTGTGTACTCGAATTGTAATTTTTAAGATGGATTGGACCTATAACAATCAAATTATCACACAACTACCGGATGACATAGTGGGATTCGTCTATCTCATAACCAACACCACAAACGGTAGGAAGTACATAGGCAAGAAGTTGGCCAGATTCAAAAGATCTAGGCCGCCACTCAAGGGCAGGAAGAACAAGCGTAGGTACAAGGTGGACTCCGACTGGCAGGATTACTATGGTTCAAGCGATGAGTTGACCATTGATGTCAACAGACTGGGTAAAGACAAATTCACGAGGGAGATACTTTTCTACTGCAAGTCCAAGGCGGAACTATCATATGTGGAAGCACGTGAGCAGTTCGCACGTAAGGTTCTGGAATCAAACAATTACTACAACGGCCACATCCGTGTGAGGGTACACGGTAAGGGAATCCTCAAATCATAAAAAACCCCCGACTCGCAAAAGCCGAGGGTTAATAGAATTGCAATTCAATTGATCGATTACGCCGCCGTTTTGGCCGCGTTCTTGACTTCCTGAATTTCTTTTCTTCTCGCTTTGATCAGTTTAGATAAGTTTGCTAGGGCTTTTCTGGCTCTAGTCGCAGATGCTTTCACACCCTTATCAACGAACTTCCCATTCTCTTCTGAGTAAGTTTGTATCTCTGTCATTATAGCGTCGTGTGTTTCATTTGACATATTAATTGTCCTTCCTTTATTGTCGTACGATAACATTAATTAACGTCATTGTAATTAAAGCACGTAAGAAGTGGTTTTGTCAATAGGAAAATTAAACAATTATGTCAACATCATTGGCATAGTTGGTAAAACCATTTTCTTTAACTACTTTTAATACAGAATTCACTCTGCTTACCAATTCATCTTTGTGTGAGATAAGGAATATATTCTTTTTCTGTGTCCTGCTCATGTCTTTTAAAACTGCCATGGAACTCTCAACACCTGATATGTCCATACCTGCATCTACAAGTTCGTCAATGAACAGCAAGTTGATCTGTTGATAAAGGCTCTCCCACACATCTCTGAACGCCCAACTCAAACTTAGAATTAATCTGTTTCTCTCGCCTCTACTTAGGTTATCAAAATCTAATTCTCTGCCAAGTTCTTCGATACGCACACTTAGATCTGATTGGAAAGTCACCGTGTGTGGTAGTTTTACTTTTCCTAAAAAGTATGCTAGTCGCTGATTCAGGTACGTCAAGTTCTGCTCTATAATCCTTGTTCTTATAAATGAATCTTTCGCTGTCAACAGTTTGTATAAAAACTCTTGATGCCTGTGTAGGTCTTCTAGTTCATTGGCTTTTTCGTAGTCGATATCTTGTATTGCCGATTTTTTCATTTCTGTAATCTGTTCTGCATAGGTATCTTCTTTTTTCTCTGTCTGTTCCAACTGTCTCTTAAGATCCTGTAGTGATCCTTTGTGATTGAATGCCTCATCTATGGTGTCATAGTATGTCTCTGGTATTTGACCGAGATCCCCTACTTCGTCTATGCCTTCTTGTATTTTTGCTAGATCTGTTTTCAATTTTGTTACGTAGTCTGTAGATTCAGTAAGTTGCACTTTTAGTTTGTCAACAAGATGTTTGTGCTTGTCGTCGTGTAGTTCTTGTTCACACGTTGGACATTTCTGTTGCTCTGCATATTCTAAGTCTGCGTTTGTTTTCGTCACAGTGCTTTCCGCTTTTGTCAATGAGTTCTCATGATAGGCTTTTTCCTTCTCTAGACTTCTCAGCATGGTCTGTAATTCGGTTCTTTTTTGAAGTTTTTTGTGTTTTGCAATCTCTATCTCACTGTCCACTTTGTCCAGTTCTGCTATTGCTTCTTTGAAACTTTTTATATCATCATCTTTTTGCTTTGCCCAAGCGTTTGATCTGATCTGTAGGCTTTCTATAGATTCCTGTATTTTTTCATTGCTGGCAACCCTGGCATCTATCTTTAATTTTTCTTCGGTCAACATCTGTTTTGTCGCTTTCTGCTTCTCTTTCAATAAGTCCGCCTTCTGCGACAGTAAGGTTATACCCAGCAACTGTTCAATGATTTCTCTCTGCTCCGCCTGTTTGGTGGACAGGAAAGGTTGCGTGTATGTGTTCAGTGCGATGATGTTCTTGAACATGGAATGGGTCATGCCCATCAGTTTGTTGATCTCCACTTGTGTTTCTCTGTTCTCGCCTTGTGCTTCGTTGTTTTCTGTGTTCTGCTCTATGTCGTTGGCATAGAATCTGAATATCTGTGGTTTACGTCCTCTCTCAATTGTGTATGTGACTCCGTTTTTTATGAATTTGACACTTACCAACATACCCTTCTCGTTGGTCTTGTTGACCAGATTGTCTCTCCTGATGTTGGTCAGTGCTTCACCAAAGAACACATAGGATAGTGCATTTATGATGGTTGTCTTACCTGTACCGTTCCTGGCACCCGCATCGTCGCCACCTAGGTCCATGTTCTCACCAATAACAAGAACCAGGCTCTTGTTGGAGAAGTCTATGGCCTGGGCCTGGTTGCCCACACTCATGAAGTTTTTTACTGTGAGTTCTTTAATCGTTAGCAAGTTGTTTCTTCTTCCATTCTTTGTAGCCTTTCAGCCATTCTTCTTGTGTTGGTGGATTTTTGAACATGTCAAATATCTGTGCTTTAGACATGGTCGGTTGTTGGAAATCACCCTTCAACACTTTTATCAATTTCTTTTTACTAATTCGTGACATCTAGATCGTTGTAAATTGCTGTTAATACGTTCTTGTCGTACACTTCCGAGTCCACCCCCTGCAACTGCTTGATGACTATTTGATCAACGCTGTCAAATTTCTGCACTTCTACCAGTGGTTGTTGTGCGTTGTCCACCTGTTCTGGAATCAGTTGTAGTTCTCTCAATTGGTATTTGTCTATGAATGTTTCCCTCACGAAGTTTGCTTCTTCGTAACTGATTTTTATGTCTAAAGTAACTCTCACATACATCTTTGGTTTTAGGTACTTGTCTGGATCTTCCAATAGCTCTGAAACTTTTATTGTGATATATCTTGGCATCTCTGGCCAATTCACAAATTTTGGTTCTCCCCCATATTCCAGTATCATCATGCCACGATCGTCGTCCCAGGCGTCTGCGTAGTTGTGTGGGAAGGCGTTGCCCATGTATGTTACATTCTTCATGTACTGTCTCTTGTGGAAGTGTCCTGAGAACACTTTACCGCAACCTGCGAAATGATCTGTCTGTATTCCGCCCACGTCTGGCATCTCCACCATAGCGTTCATCTTGAAGTACGGCAGTTCGAAGTGTCCGAACACATACTTTTGCTTCATTTTTTCAATCTTCTTCCATTCGTCTTGCACAACCCAAGGAATGATTGCAACATCATCCTCCACCAACCATTCGTTGACTATGTGTATGTTTGGAATATTCCTGATGTACTCCATTGAGTTGATTTCTCTCTTGTCCCTGTAGTACAGGTCATGGTTGCCCATGATCACGTACACTTTCTCGAACGCCGCACCCAGTCTCTCCATGTTTGACACTGTGTAGTTCATGGTACTTACATTTGTTGCTGATCTGTGATGGTGCCAGTCGCCCAGGAATATGCAGGTCTCACAACCTTCTGCCTTGGCCTGTGCTATGAACCATTTTACGAACTACTC